ATATGTCAATGTGGCAACTGGACAAGCAGTTGCAGTAGAATCTGTTGACTTTGTAGTACAAGGCGGCAGTAACTTCTCAGTTGATGTAGGGAACTTTTTAGCATCAAATGGTTCCATTGGTATGCAATTAAGTGATCTTAATCCTGGTTCTAAGTTTATTAGAGCTGATAATCAATCTTTGATCTCTTCAGGTGGACTTGGAATTGATAAAGCAAACAACATTTCAACACATACTCAAGACTTGTACCCAGATAACTTTGGACCTGCAGCATTAAGTGAGGCTTTTATGGTTGTCAATGATTCTTTGTACTTGTGTGGCGGGAACTTTGGCGCTATAACTAGTGCTGGAATTGACTTGTTTATTACTGCTAGAATTAAGTGCAGAGTTGTTAAACTAGCTAGTAAAGACTGGATGGCAATTGCAATACAATCAACCGCGTCTGATAACTGAAGGTGATACCTTTGGTTAAGATAGAGGGGTCTCTCGATGAACTTCGAGCATTACTTGGCAGGGCTGAGCGCACTGTTGCTACTGCTACTGAGGCCGTTAAAGAAACTAAAAAAGTCGCTAAGAAAACTAAACGTAAACTATCAGAATGGCAACGTTACGTTAAAAACGGAGCTAACCACATCAAGTTTAAGCGAGGACCAAAAAAAGGACGACTAGATCTTGCTGCTATGTCTAAGGCTTTCAAAAGGGGGCGTAAAAAATGAAGCACTATCGCGGTATCTTGTCAGCATTTAAGCCTAGAACTTCAACTAAACCTAAACCTAAATCAAAGAAAGGGGGCAAAAAATAATGGACAGAATATTAAACGTCGAGTTTGCTTCGTTGTATTTGGAAGATGATGATATTGTGGCTAATGGCGCATGGAAGATGTCTGATGTTACAGATTATCTACCAATTGCTGGATATAACAATCAATATTGGTTTACTGAGATGAAATTAGATCTATCTGGTTACACTATGGAAGATTTAACAGTGTATTTCAGGAATTCATTTGAACAAAGAGCCGCTTTTACTGATATACATTGGAAAGTTGATGACTCTACTAAACCATTGAGAGCATTTGATGGGACATTTAGTGAAACAACTATTCTTTCATCAGTACCAATTGAACCTGACCAGTTAGCAAATATGGGAGTTTCTGCACCAGGGTTCATTAACCCGCCAACGATTGCTGGACGTGCTGGTAATTTTAACAGAACTCACATTATACATGGTACTTGTATTAACTGGGGTATTGATACATCATTTGGTGCCGACGTATTAACCGACACTGGAGCCGCTCTTGGACGTGTAGCTGATAGTCAAGACTTTTCATCACTAGAACCTACAGCAGCAGAGAATATTTATTGTTACAGAGTAATCTATCTACCAGCAGCATATGATAGAACTAGTGAAAGAGGTCTTGATAGAGTTTCAATACCATCTAAGCGAGTTCTATTAAACTGCATGATTGATGAAGAACCTCATCTTGAATACATGATGAGGCTTAAGAGATCCTACGAACTTGCCAATCAGGTGTAAGCATGCTGCAAGAAGCATTAGAAGACTTAGAAGCACGTGCCAGAATTCAACCTTACGTACAATTTGTTGTACCTGGTAGATTAGCTAACATTGAAGTTAGTGGCGACGTACAAAAAGAGCTAGTTACAGTTAGTCATAATCCAATTAATACGCCTAATTACATCGACCCTAGTACTGGTAAACCTTGGGACCCATATAGAAGTCAATCTAATAGGGAACGTAAATTACACAAACTTAGAATGTTAAGAGCTGTTTTACCTTAGGTCTACAGCGCATATGTCGCATATCCATATTGTAGGATATGTACCGTGACGGCTCCAAGCTTCGTAATCATGTACGTTACCATCAAATCCACAGCATGCACAACTTACAATCATTCTTCTTCAACCTCATACATGTTTTTTATCCAGCCTTTACCAGGTACAAATCGTTTTTTGCCATCAATTACGTCTGCGATCAATGCGTGTAACCTGGCGTTTTCTTCTTCCAGATATTCCAGGTCTTTGTGGATTTCCTGGTTAAACAAAGTCTTACGTACAAATTTGCTAAAATTAGGCATTTTAGACGCAATCTCATACGTCGTTGGACATAAATTAACCATCTTATGTCGCTTCATTGTGATGCCTCCCACGCGTCTAAGGCTTTCCAAAACTCTTCTAACATATCCCACACTTTTTCTATTGTTCCACCCTTAGTATGTGCGATAATACAAGCGTGTAATATGTCAAATTTCTGTCTATGATAACGGCTTTCGGCTAACCAATCTGTTTCCATGTTACAACGCTAGCGTTTTTTGTATATATATACAGCGGAAAAAATCTGAGTTAAGTTAAAGTTCAGTGGCTAGTTAGCAAGGGGTGGTGGTCGGGGACGGGTGGTTTGTGTGATATTAAGAAGATTAAATGAGTTTATAGGGTGTCGGCAAGTAGATTGATGCTATGGCGACAGCGAAAACAGGTAGTTTTTACCTAACCGAAACCGTAACTTTACCAGCAGGCAGTGCAGATGGAACAATAGTGCAAGGCGTTATTGACCTTGGTGCATATGTCAATGTGGCAACTGGACAAGCAGTTGCAGTAGAATCTGTTGACTTTGTAGTACAAGGCGGCAGTAACTTCTCAGTTGATGTAGGGAACTTTTTAGCATCAAATGGTTCCATTGGTATGCAA